TTGATGCTATTGGTTGGAATGTGGAAAAGACTGTAAACCTGGAGTTGTTTTTCGGATAATGGATTTCTTAAAAGATATTGTAAAAGAAATTGGTGATGAGTACACACAACTTGCTGCTGATATTGACGAAACTGAAACATATGTGGACACAGGTTCTTATGTTTTTAATGGACTTGTTTCAGGGAGTTTATTTGGCGGTGTATCTGGGAATAAGATTACTGCCATTGCTGGGGAGTCTTCTACTGGCAAGACTTTCTTTAGTCTCGCCATGGTTAAGAATTTTCTGGATAGTAATCCTGATGGTTACTGTCTGTACTTTGACACTGAAGCAGCAGTTAATAAATCTCTTCTTGGGAGTCGTGGCATTGACTTGACTCGTGTAGTTGTTGTCAATGTTGTTACCATTGAAGAATTCAGACAAAAGGCACTTAAGGCAGTTGATCTCTATCTTAAGAAACCAATTGATGAGAGAAAACCATGCATGTTTGTTCTTGATTCTCTTGGAATGTTATCCACAGAAAAAGAGATTAAAGATGCTTTGGATGATAAACAAGTTCGTGACATGACAAAATCACAACTTGTTAAGGGTGCATTCAGAATGCTGACTCTTAAACTGGGTCAGGCTAAAATTCCTATGATCGTTACCAACCACACTTACGATGTTATCGGCGCTTACGTACCAACTAAAGAAATGGGAGGAGGCTCTGGCCTCAAATATGCAGCAAGTACAATCATCTATCTCTCAAAGAAAAAAGAAAAAGATGGAACAGAAATTGTCGGCAATCTTATCAAAGCTAAGACTGCTAAGTCGCGTTTGAGTAAAGAGAATAAGGATGTTACCATTCGTCTTTACTATGATGAGCGTGGTCTTGATCGTTATTATGGTCTCCTTGAACTAGGTGAGATTGGTGGTCTCTGGAAGAATGTAGCAGGACGTTATGAGATGAATGGTAAGAAGGTCTATGCCAAGGCAATCCTAAAAGACCCAGAAGAATATTTCACTGAAGAAGTGATGCAACAGTTGGACAAAGTAGCACAGGAGCAATTCTCTTATGGTTCAAGTTTATGAAAACATTCTCCCTGAAGAACTTTGTAATAAATTGATTGATGTCTTTGAGAATTCTTCTGAGAATCATGAGTTCATAAACAATAGTTACAAACCATGTTTCACTCAACTCAATATAAACAAAACTCACCCTGAATTGGTAAGAGAGTTGGTCTCCTACACACAAAGAGTTTATGGTCTTTATTCTGTTGATGTGAATAATAAGTTTCTTCCTAAACTTAAAAAGATGGAAGAATTTAGAATCAAACGTTATCTTCCTGGTGGTGAAGAGAGATTTGATGAACATGTGGATGTTGCAAATCAAAATGATTGTATCCGCGCCTTGTCATTTCAATTCTATTTGAATGATAATGATGGTGACACTTATTTCAGTAAGATCAAGAAATATGTCAAACCAAAGGTTGGTAAGGCAATTGTGTTTCCTCCAACCTGGGAATATCCTCATTCAGGACTTCCTCCTTCAAATAACACTAAGTATATTTTGAGCACTTATATTCATTATGGATAAGATTGAATTTCTAATTCTAAAGAACCTTCTCCATAATGAGGATTATCTTAGGAAAGTAATTCCTTTTTTGAAATCTGAATACTTTGAATCCTACAATCAGAAGATTGTGTTTGAAGAGATTTTTGATTTTGTCACAAAGTATAATGACATTCCATCTCAGGAGATTCTTTCCATTGAAGTGGAGAAAAGAAAAGACATCAATGAAGACACATTTAAAGAAATCTCTAAACTGATTCTTCATCTGGATGATCAACCTGTTGAGTTTGAATGGTTACTTGACACTACAGAAAAATGGTGTCGAGACCGTGCCATTTATTTGGCACTGATTGAATCAATCTCAATTGCTGATGGTGGTGACAATAAAAAGACACCAGATGCCATCCCCTCAATTTTGTCTGACGCTCTTGCAGTGTCTTTTGATAATCATGTTGGTCATGACTATCTGTTAGACTACGAAGAGAGGTATGAACTCTACAATAGAAAAGAATCCAGAATTGAGTTTGATCTGGAATACTTCAACAAGATTACAAAAGGTGGTCTTCCTAATAAAACTCTCAACATTGCTCTTGCAGGTACTGGTGTGGGTAAGTCTCTCTTTATGTGTCATCTTGCCAGTTCTGTTCTTTTGCAAAACCGTAATGTTCTTTACATTACCTTGGAGATGGCTGAAGAGAAGATCGCAGAAAGAATCGATGCCAACCTTTTGAACATTCCCATTCAAGAAGTGGCAAGTCTTCCAAAGTCCATGTTTGAAACCAAGGTAAATAATCTTACACAGAAAACTAAAGGGTCTCTGATCATCAAAGAGTATCCAACCGCATCAGCACATAGTGGACATTTCAAGTCACTTCTCAATGAGCTTGCTCTTAAGAAATCATTTCGACCTGATATTATTTTCATTGATTACCTTAATATATGTGCTTCCTCTCGGTATAGCAAGATGGGTAATGTCAATTCATATAGCTATATCAAAGCAATTGCTGAAGAACTTAGAGGCCTCGCTGTCGAAGCAAACGTCCCTATCGTATCTGCCACCCAGACCACTCGTTCTGGTTATGGTAGCTCTGACGTTGAGCTTACTGACACTAGTGAGTCCTTTGGTCTCCCTGCTACTGCTGATCTTATGTTTGCCCTTATTTCTACTGAAGAGCTCGAGGGGCTTGGACAGTTACTTGTAAAACAATTAAAGAACAGATACAATGATCCAACAATCTATAAGAGATTTGTTGTGGGAATTGACAGGGCCAAGATGAGATTATATGACTGTGAGCAGTCTGCTCAGCAAGATCTTCTTGACAGTAAGAATGAAGAAGAGTATAATTATGAAGAAGACAAACCAAAGAAATCATTTGATGGATTCAAATTCTGATATGGGGTTGACTACTAGAGAGATGCAATCTAAATTGGTTGCCAAAGATACCCCTCATTATTATGAGGTCATTATCAAGAGTCATCCTAATGGAATTCCACAAATACATTGTGGACAAGAGAAAGACGCAATTGATATATGTCAGAGGTATCCTGGATCTGATTATAAGAAGATCTATCTCCCTCACCCCCCAGAGATTGTAAATGTCACTCACATATCAGTAGCACCTGATCCAGAACTTCCTGAACAAAAGATTCTTCCTGAATCTGACCTTGAACCTTTTATCCCAGATTTTCATGACTAAAGTAAACACTAAAGCCTACCTTGATTTTGTCAATGCCGTTACGTCAGAACCGTCGAAAGACCATGAAGCATTCGTTTATCGTCTTCAAGAACTTGAAGGTGAAGAGTTTCCTGCCGAGCGACTGCTTACTGCTGCTGTAGGGTTGTGTGCAGAGAGTGGTGAGTTCACTGAGATTGTAAAGAAGATCGTGTTTCAGGGTAAACCTGTGAATGAAGAGAACCTCTTCCATATGAAGAGAGAACTTGGAGATATCTGCTGGTATCTTGCACAAGCATGTATGGGACTTGGAACTACTATTGATGAAGTGATTGAAATGAATGTGGACAAACTCAAATCCCGTTATCCTGGTGGAGAGTTTGATGTCCACTATTCTGAAAACCGTAAGGAGGGAGACCTGTGATTAATTTTGAATTGGATGTTAGAAAAGCTGCTGCAGTTAGACAAGCATTGTTTCGTGAACAAGATGGATACACATATGATTCAACATGTGTTCCTCAAAGAATTGTAGAGATCAGAGAAGTTATTCAATCTATTGACACTCAGATTGAAGAAGAATTAAAATCAATTACGACTGAAGAAACTGAAGAATGACATACGACTTCTCCTTCGCACATTCACCAGAGGGTTTTGATAATCACATTGATAGTTCAATTCGTGGTTACTCAAATCTTCTAGATGATACTGTATCATTTTCCAGATACTTTGTAGAGGACGACACAAAGGTTGTAGATGTTGGATGTTCCACTGGTAAACTTACCAAGATGATCATTGGTAATAATCCAAATCGTAAGAGAACTCATTATGTGGGTGTAGAACTTGCAGGTGGGTTTTATGATGACCTTGAAGAACGTTATAAAGAGATTCGTAGCGACTATCCTTGGGCACTTCTGGAGTGGGTTCGTGGAAATGTCACTAACTATGAGTTCAAGAATTGTTCCCTAGTGACCTCATTGTTCACTCTACAGTTCATGCCAAAGACAACTCGTCAAGAGACTATCAATAAGATCTATGATGGATTGAATGAGGGTGGTGCATTTATCTTTGCAGAGAAGTTGATGTGTGAGAATGCCTTCTTCCAAGAACTTCTCACATTCAATCATTATGACTATAAGAGAAAGTCATTCACTGCAGATGAAATCATGGATAAGGAGATACAACTCCGTGATATGTTGAAACCAAACACATGGTCTGAACTCAAAGACATGGTGTTCTCAGCAGGTTTCAAAGACTGTCAAATTTTCTGGAGAAATCATCAGTTTGTTGGTGTGATTGCAATCAAATAATGTGTGGAATTATTGGTGGGTTTGATATCCCACAGATTGAAAAAGGTTTGACCTCTATCATTCATAGAGGTCCAGATAATCAACAGATTGTCCAAATGGATAACATCTATTTTGGACATGTTCGTTTATCTATTATTGACACAAGTTCAGAGTCCAACCAACCATTCAAATATGGTAGGACCACCATGGTTTTTAATGGAACCATTTGGAATTATAAAGAACTAAGAGAGGAGTTTGAAACCACAACACAAGGAGATACAGAAGTGTTGTGTGCACTTCTTGATAAGTATGGTATTGAAGGACTGAATAAAGTTCAAGGAATGTTCGCCATTGCATTCACACAGGGAGATGGATCTATCACCATTGTGAGAGACCGTCATGGTGAAGTTCCAGTCCATTACTCACTCCTCACTGGATTGTTTCCATCATTTAGTTTTTGTTCTGAAATTAAAGGTTTGATTTCAATGGGTGAGAGTGGTAAAACCATTCAGATGTTACATCCTGGTCATTTTCTTACTGTTACCTCTGATTATGATGTGATAGAGGGGTCTTGGTATGACATTAGAGAAAACATTATTGATAGTCATGACTGGAATGATGATGAATCTAAGAAACAAGTTCATGACAGTATTGTTCAGGGGTCATATGAAAGAACAGTATCTGATGTTCCTGTCGCATGTCTTCTGTCAGGTGGAATTGATTCTGCAATAACAACTCTTGTTGCATCAAAACACATTCCAAACCTTGTTACTTACACTGCTGTGTTTGATGAGAAATCAAAAGACTTAAAGTCAGCAAGAGAAGCTGCTAAATATCTTGGAGTTGAGTTACGAGAGATTCAAGTTCAACCCCCAACTAAAGATGACATTGATGATGTCATCAACACTATTGAGATGCCTTATAAAGCACAAGTTGAAATAGGTTATCCATGTGTTCAACTTGCAAAGGCAATAAGTGAAGATGGTTTTAAGGTTATTATGTCAGGTGAAGGAAGTGATGAACTCTGGGCATCTTATGGGATGAGTTATCATGGTATCAAACAACATGGTTGGAATGAATACAGGATTGGATTGTTTGCTTCACAACATCGTAAAAACTTTGCAAGATGTAATAAGATCTTTATGAAGTATGGAATTGAATGTAGACTTCCATTTCTCAACACACAACTTGTTGAAACTGCTCTTGGTTTGAGACAAGACATTGTTTGGGATGGTAAATCAAGACCTAAGGCTGTTCTTCAAGAGGCATTTAGAAATCAACTCCCTGATGACATTATCAATCGTAAGAAACTCGCATTCCAAGATGGTATGAATATCAAATCACAATACGAAGATGTTGTCGGTTCTCCAAAAGAATATTATAATCTAGTCTATAAAAACACATTTTCATGACCAAAATTCCTTACACACTCCAAGATGTCTATGATGGTGAGGCTCAGGATAAGTTTAATGTAATTTCTACATTTGCTGGTGGTGGAGGTTCTTCCACTGGTTATCGTCTTGCAGGTGGTAAAATTCTTTGTGTCAATGAGTTTGTTGAGGAAGCAAGAAACACTTATGCAGAAAATTACCCATCAACTATTATTATTCCTGATGATATTAAGGAGTTGACAGGAAAAGATTTCTTGAAAGCTACTGGTCTCAAACCTGGAGAACTTGATATTCTTGATGGGTCACCACCATGTTCAGCATTCTCTATTGCTGGTGCACATAGCATGAAGGCAGGTAAGGGTGTTGCAGAGGCTAATTGGGGTAGGACAAAGGTTTACTCTGATGGGAAGATTGTTGAGAATATTGAAGACTTGTTCTTTGAGTTCATTCGTGTTGCTGATGAGATTAGACCCAAAGTCATTGTTGCAGAGAATGTGAAAGGTCTAACTGTTGGGGAATCTAAGTCATACTATGCAAAGATTACTAATGCATTTGAAGAAATTGGTTATTTGATTACATCAAGAGTACTCAATGCATCAAATTATGGAGTAGGACAAGGTAGACAGAGACTTATTTTTATTGGTGTGAGGGAAGACATTGGAGAAGAGGTTGGGCTAAATACTCTTAATGTCTCTACTCTTTTTCCAGACTCAAGTTCAAAGGTCACAAACCTTGGTGATATTATTGGTGATGTCAAGAATGATCCAGAGGAGGTTAAATTCCTTTTGGATAGGATGAAAAGAGAATCTACTTACCAGTACTTGATTCAGATGCCAAAGAACCCTCAGAAGACTATTAGTGTTGCAGACTATCACCCAAAGGGTTCTTGTTTCAACATGGTAAGGTCTTCATTCTTTAAACCTGCACCAACCATTACAACCAAAACTGGTAATTTCATACACTGGGAAGAGGATAGGAATTTCACAACTGCAGAATATAAGAGGATTCAGTCACTTCCAGAGGACTTCAAACTCACAGGAAACTGGGCCCAACAGACTGAAAGAATTGGTAGAATGGTTCCACCTCTGATGATGAGAGCAATTGCAGACAGTATTTACACAAAACTCCTTTCCAAATTAAAATGAATAAGTTACCTTACAACCTACAAGATGTTTATGACGGTGAGGCTCAAGAGAAGTTCACTGTGATATCAACCTTTGCTGGTGGAGGAGGATCTTCTACAGGATACCGTCTTGCAGGTGCAAAGATCTTGTGTATCAATGAGTTTGTAGAAGAAGCTAGAAAAACATATGCTGCAAACTATCCTTCAACACCAATTGTCCCTGATGATATCAAACAGTTGACTGGTGGTGACTTTCTTAAAATCACAGGATTGAAACCAAAGGAACTTGATATTCTTGATGGGTCACCACCATGTTCAGCATTCTCTGTCGCAGGGTCTATGTGTCGTGGTGATGGTTCTAAACACTCTGATGGGTGGGGTAAGATAAAGACCTATTCTGATGGCAAGAAGGTAGAAAACATTGAAGATTTGTTCTTTGAGTTCATCCGTGTTGCTGATGAGATTAAACCCAAAGTCATTGTTGCTGAGAATGTCAAGGGGTTGACAATTGGTGAGGCAAAGACTTATTATGCAAAGATTACCAATGCCTTTGAGGATATTGGTTATCTTGTCACATCTAAAGTGATGAAAGCATCTCATTATGGTGTGGGTCAGGCAAGAGAAAGATTGATCTTTATTGCAGTTCGTCAAGACATTGCAGATAAGATTGGTTTGAATGTGCTCACAGTATCATCACTCTTTCCTCCCACATCATCAAAAGATACTACTATTGGTGATGTTATTGAGGGTGTTGAAAATGATCCAGAAAACATTCAGTCTTTGACTGAACATATGTTGAAGAGTAGTATCTATCAGAGTGTTGTAAAGAAAATGCCAAAGGATCCTAAAAAGATTCTTTCTGGCATGGACTATCATGAGAAGGGACATTGTTTCAATACAAAGAGAGCTTCATTCTATAAACCTTCACCCACTCTCACAGCAAGTGGTGGACTAATTCATTGGAGTGAAGATCGTGTTCTAACAGTTCCTGAACTCAAAAGAATTCAATCTCTTCCAGAGGACTTTAAATTGACAGGTTCATTTTCACAACAAACCGAAAGAGTTGGAAGAATGGTTCCACCATTGATGATGAAAGCAATTGCAGAAAACATTTACAAAGAGGTATTATCAAAACTATGAAACTACTTACACTTGATGATTACAAAAAGGCTGGTGAAGAGTTTTGGCCTAAGTATTGGTACGTTGCCAAAGAACTTGGTGAAGGTGCTAAAACAGAAGATGTTTTGAAAGTTATGGAATCACTTGGTGGTGTAGCTCTCAAATTAAAACTTGAGGAAAAGATTGCACCATTTGGTTTTAACAAAAAGAAGGAAGATGAATCAGAATAATATCCCCAAAGATGCAGAGTTGATTGATGACACATTTTATGTTTGTGAGGGTTTTGCCTTGTGGAAGACCATTATGAAAGACACAGGAGAAGACTATTTGTTTAGTTTAACTAAAGATGATGTGGTCAAAATGACACGTTGGATTTTGAGGTGTGAAAAAGATGGAACACTTGCTCAACATACAAGAGTTGTAAACAGTGGAGTTGTTGGGGGCAAGTTGTGAGTCCATACGTTGTCTTTAGTTATTTGATGGCATTGTGGAATACACTTATATTTCCTTGTGTTACGATTCCAAGTAATTGGAAATATTGTTTCAATGATTGGGATGGTTGGTTATATCCTGAAATTCAAAGAGGATGGGAGATCTACCAGAACCCTTATTCAATCTATCAAGAAGAGAGAGACAAACTTGATAAATAACTTATAATAAGAAAATTATTGGAAGTCCCATGTCAGACATGAGTCAATTGTACAAAGCTTATGCTGCTGTACATAACAAAGATATTAAAACTGAACTTACAGAATCAAAAGACGAAATCAGTTGGATGAATCTGAATTCCTTGATGTCTTCTGATTTGATTGAAATCACTGAAGAAATTGTTGAGTCCATGTTTGAAAGTGGATTTGATGTAAAGGATACAAAAGCTGTTATTGCTCACATCTTTGAGTCTGCACAAAGTGGATTTGTAACCGAAGTTAGACAAAATAAGATTGAAAGACTTCAAGAGGCATTTTATAAAACTTTTCAAAAGGTAACTGAAAAGTCTCCAAAGATCGCAGTTGAAGCATTCATCAATTATCGTAATCAGAAACCACTGGTAGAGAAGTGGGATAACCGTGTTAGCCATGAGTTTGATAACTCCAAAACACACAAGAGTTTAGTTGCAGAAGACCGCAAGAGAGTTCTTGATGGCCTCATGGACATGGTTCTCAGAGGTATGGATGAAGTCTTTGATGAAGGGAAGAAACTGGCTGCACCAGATCATGATCCAGTGGGTCAGGAAGATAAGGACATCGACAACGATGGTGACCATGACAAGACTGACAAGTACCTTCTCAATCGTCGTAAGGTCATTGGTAAGGCAATGGGCAAGAAGATGAAGAAAGTTGAGAAGGTAGAGGAAGTCTACAAGGGTAAGCATGGTCAGTCTGACAAAGAGTATGCTGACTCCCGCTCTCCTGGTGGTAAGATGGTCTCTGGTGACTCCAAGATGAGTGGTGCTGAGTACACCCATGGTCGCAGAGTCAAGGCAGCAAACCCTGGTATGCAACCTGATGTAGGTGGTAAGACCAAACCCATGTCTCAGGGTAGAATGGACCGTGGCACCCGTGCTGATATTGAGTATCGCAAGGCAAATCTGAAGAAGGAAGAACTGGAACTCGATCAAATGATTGAGTCACTGGTTGAGAGAGGACACACCGAGCAAGAAGCATATGCTCTTGTTGCTCAATTCACTCTTGATGAAGACTCACGTCGTATGAGCAATAAGCAACATACTAAGCGTGTAAAAGCTAACATCAAATCCTTTGGAAGTAACTATACTCCTCCTAGTAATTATGATCCTGATGCCAATCGTGGTCAAGGAGAAGTTGTTACTCGTAAACAGATGGAGAAGAAGCGTCGTAAAGCACTTCGTCAAGAAGATTATGTAAATGAAGCACAAGCAGCAAGAAACAACCCTGAAAAGTATGAGAGAGAGGCAAGAAAGACTGAGACTTCAGGTCAAAAAGCTGAGAGAAGGGTTCGTGATAGACTCAAGACCATGGATCCCAAAAGAGCTGAGGCAATGAAGAAACAAATGAGAGCTGTTGGTTTGGATGTTTGATCAATGACGAGAGACGTTTTCAAATACTTTAAACAAGTAAGGTCTCTCCAAGAAAGCACAACCTCTGAAAGAGCACACGAGCTTGGTTATGAATACCAATCTCGTGGTGTTTGGTTAGACCCCAAAAATGGTAAAAGATATAAAGCTGATGGTGTAAACTTTAAAGAGATTCCTCAACAAGAAGTTTCTCAGAGAGAACCTGCCGCAGAGGAAGAACCACAGAAGAAGACACTTTCTCAATTCAAGAAAGAGACAGAACCACAACAACCACAACAGGAACCAGAACCATCTGTTGCTGACCAGAACAGTCGTAATGTTCCTGGTGGTCCCAACGATGCTGCACTGTCATCTGGTGATAAGATGACAGTTAAAAAAATGTTGTCAAGAGGAAGAGAACAGAGTCAATCACCTGAAAGAAAAAAACAAATTGACCAACAAGCAGATGATATGATTGCTCAGTATGATGCTGAGAAGGAAGCCGAAGAAATTGAAGCACAACTTCAGGCCGATGCTGAAGAACAAGAACGACAAAAAGAGATGGGAACACCAGAAGGTCCATTAAAGGATCCTTCTGAATTTAAAACTATTAATCAAGCACTTCAAGAAACTGGTGAAAACTTTGATGGTTCTCAATCAGATGGTGATGTTGATCGATCTACAGAACAATCAATTCAAAGAGTAAGTGACATCTCAAACACAGATGTAAATGATCCAAGATTTGATAAGGGACGCCAATCACAGAAACGTTTCTTGGAACACTATTCTCAAGATTCAGAATATAGATCTGGTCTTGACACACTAAGTAAATCAATTGCTCGATCAACTGACAGAACTAAGGTCAATGAAATGATGGATGCAATTGATAGTGGTGATTATTTGAGACAAATTCAATTAACTAAAAACAATTCAAAGTCAGTAAGTGAATTACTTCTTGATGCTGGTATTGATGTTAATGATGAACAACAAATTAAACAATTTAAAAATACTTATGATGAAATTAATTCATTCATAGGTGACGATGGTTACTTTAAGAGAGGTGAAGCTCATGAGTTGGTAGGAAGTAATCTTGGTTATTTTGAAGCACAACACATTGCCGAAAGAGAAGATCTAAAGAATCTTGATGTTCCAGGAATTCAAACAAAAGCATTTAACACAGCTTCTGAGATGGAATCTCCATTGGCAGAAAATGATCCTGTGATTACTGATGCTGTTTATAGTCTTCTTCCAACTCCTGCTCGAGACTTTCTTTCAAAAAGTGGTTCACCTGGTAAGTTTTATGATCCAAGAGAGAAAGATTCACAAGGTAAAAGTTCAAATCCAATTAGAGGATCTGCTGCTCTTCATATGTGGGGAATGCAAGATGGTAGAGATGCATATGCACTAAGTGGTCAAAGGAGATCACCAGGTGAATTCCAAGTTGAACATATTCAACCACTAAAGGCTGGTGGAAGAGATCACATTGAAAACTTTGGAATGTTGCTTAGGAGAGTTAATGAACCAAGAGCAGATCTCCCATTTGAAAAGTTTCAAGAACAAGCAAAAAGAAAGAAAGATAGTGTTGATGCAGATTTGAGTAGTCCAAAGGTAAGAGAAAGGTTGGAGAAATCCTACAGAGCATCATCTTTTAATTCTGAACTAGCACCAGTTATGGGTGGTGATATTGGTTCATTGATTGATCCAAAAATTATGAATAAGGTCAATAGTGGTCTTGAATCTAAACTGGGTAAAGAATCATCAGCATCTCTTAAAATGTCTGAAGAAGATTACACCAACTATCAAAATAAAGTTAATGATTTTCTTCAATCTCAAGGACTTGATTCAAAGTCACAACTAAGAGATCTTGATTCGAATCAACTTAATGGATTATTTGATATTATTGGTGAGGGTCTTGGTGTTGATAAGGTTAAACTTAATGAATATATGGGAAGAAACCTCATAAACAACTATAATACAGGAACACGTTCTGTAATTGACAAAGATGGAAATCTCGTTCCAGGTAGAGGAGGAACAACTCCAACTTCAGGTAACCTTTTAAACATGCAAAACTCCATTTTCTCTGATGATAGTTTGAGTCCTGAAGAAAAGAAGATGGCAATTAGTGGAGCCAATTCACTTTTCCAAGACATGAAGAAGACTCGTAATGCCTACATTGAAAATGCAAGTAATCCACAGACTTATGAAAATTATCTTTCTGATGTAGTTAAAAACATTGACTACCTAACAGGTGAAGGTGACACCCCTCTCAAATCAGGTAGAAAATATGACACACGATTGACTGGTAATTCTAAACACAATATTGATAGTGACATTGGTGGTGGCATTATGAGTCTATTATCACTTGATACTGCTTCATTATCAGGTGGAAAGGATGGATTTTCACCTGGATTCCAGAAAGGTGGTTTGACTCCTCAGTCAAAGGAACATGTTAAGAATCTTAGAAAGAAACTTGTTTCAAGTTATGTGAACACAAGTGGATTCAGTGAAGAAGAGATTTCAAATCCAGATAGTTTGACTAAAAGTAAAAGAAAAAAGATTGAACCATTACTCAATGCATTAGAGAACATCGATAGAGGTCTGGCGTCATGAATGAAATTAACTCAGAAAATCTAATTGATTTCTTACAAAAGATTTACAGTCAGTTAATGATTGATGCTGATGATGTTGGGATGGCTTATGATGAAATTCTTCAGTATGTTGAAAACTTTGATATGAATGAAGACATGTTATTTGACTTTATAAAAGATAAAGTTGATCAAAATAAACAAAACAAAAAGGGTAGAGAAGTTATGGAGTCTCTAAAAAGATCTCTTAGAAATCGATTTTAATACTTGACACATCAGTTTTGATGTGTTACTATGACCAATGTCACTATCACCTTTCTGAATGTCCAAGAGTAACCTGCTTTCACATGTTGAAGAAATTGAACTTTGCAAATCTGCTCAAGGAGGATGTAAAAAATCATTTGATAAAATGGTAACTCATAATCTGGGTCTTGTAAGTAAACTGGCTCAGAAGATGTATTATAAGAATGAACAATACTCATATGATGACCTCTTCCAAGAGGGAGTTATGGGTTTGATGAGGGCAATTGAGAAGTTTGATCCAAAGGAAGGATGTAGGTTTTCTACTTATTCTTACTATTGGATCTATTGTTTTGTGAGTAAGTATCACACTAATCACTATGGAAGAGTTCGTATTCCTTCTCATGTCAAAGAAAAACTTAGAAAACTTGAAAAGAATAATAGTGAAGAATATACAACACTCAAGAACACACTTCCTTATGTTGTGTCATTGAATTCCTCAATAGGTGAAAACTCAACTCTTGAGGATTTGGTCTCCAATGAGTTTTACAAAGAACTTGATTGTGAAATGGAAATCATTCAGGATCAGATGAAGAAGGTTCTCTCTGAAAGAGAGTATAGTGTTATTTGTGATCGTTATGGTTTGGACGGAAAGATCCCCAAATCACAAAGAGAATGTGGTAAACTGTATGGTGTGAGTTACACCATGATTTACTTGATTGAAAAGAAAGCAATTGAAAAACTAAGAAAACATTTTTCCTAATAAATACTCTTATGGAGAAATGTAAGAAATGAAAAGCTTTCTAAACTTCTTTGGTGAGGCACGTAAAACAAAAGCATCTGAACGTGCCCGTCAATTGGGATTGGTCGGTGATGGACAAGGAAACTGGGTCAACAGATCAGGTCAAAAGGTGGCCAGAACTGTTGGCTCAGAACTTGTTTTTAGTGACAGAAAACAAGGAGGTGGTCAAGAAGAACCATCTTCTCAGAGAAATGTAAATCAAGAACCACAGACTCAACAAAGACAGAAAACATCTGAACCAGAAGCAGATCAAAAGTCTGGTGGTGAGGAAGGTGCAAAAGGAGATAAGAATGGAGAAACAATTACACTTGTGTTTGGAAGATTCAATCCTCCAACAATTGGTCATCAGAAGTTACTGAGTAATGCTGAGAAGATATCTGGAAGTGGAGATTTGAGAATCTATCCTTCTAGATCTTATGATCCTAAAAAGAATCCTCTTGATCCAGATCAAAAGGTTCGTCTGATGAAAAAGATGTATCCTGATCAAGCAGAATATATTGAAAATGATGAAGATGTAAAAACAATCTTTGATGCCTTGAAGATTGCAGATGATGAAGGATATTCTAATGTTCAGATCGTTGTTGGATCTGATCGTGTTGCTGAGTTTGATAACCTGGCTCAGAAATATAATGGTGATCTTTACAACTTTGATGAGATTGAAGTCATTTCTGCGGGTGAAAGGGATGATGATGCAGAGGGTGTGACAGGAATGTCTGCATCCAAACTGAGAAAGGCTGCATCAGAAGGTGACTTTGAATCATTTAGAAAAGGAATTCCTGACACCATTGATGATGGTGCAGCTAAAGCAATTATGAATTCTGTTCGTAAAGGAATGGAGATTGCAAATGAAGAATGGAGTTTGTGGGAGATTGCACCTAGATTTGATTGGAAGAATCTCCGTGAGAATTATGTCAAGAGAAAGATTTTTAATGTAGATCAGTTGGTAGAAAATCTAAACACAGGTTTGGTTGGTAAGATTGTAAGAAGAGGAACCAACTATCTTATCTGTGTGACAGAAGATAACATCATGTTTAAGTCTTGGATTAGAGATCTTAAAGAATACAGTGAAGTCAAGATGGATCGTAAAATGAGAACCAAGAGTAAATACAACACTCTTGTTGGAACTAAAGGTTATTTCAAGTATGCTACAGACATGACACCAGGTCATGAAGATGGAGGACAGAATCTTCAACCAGGTGGAAAAGCTTATACTGGTAATATCAAAGAGTTCATAAATAGGTTCAGGAAAAAGAGTCTCGTTTGAGTCATGGGTGACCATCTTACTGAAAGAAAATTAGAACTTCCAATTCATCAAATGTCTAATAAAGCATTTGATAAAGACCTGAGTTCTGAAACTGAAAGGGATCCTGCGAAGAGAGATAAACTTCGTGATCAAGCAAGGACCATCAGAACAGTTATGGCAACATCCTCAATGAAAAAATCAAATGATGCTCGTAGGGCAGCTACAATGAGAGAAGGTTGTGGGTGTGATGATAAGAAGGTCATCAAGAAAAAGAAGAATGAAGTTGCAGTTTATCAATATTTGAAGTCAACACCCAATGGTGGTGATGGTGCAAAGCCTGGTAAGGATAAGAATTATGTGAAACCTATGGATGAGGGGCACAAACAGTTCCCCCTGGATAAGGTTAATAAGAAGATCGCCAAGAAAGAGGGTGAAGGTCAGAGTGTTGATGCACATGTCATGAGGGCTGTGAAGAACTTCTCTACCAAGGCATCTGATTTCAGTAAGGATAGGGGTGATGAAGCTAAAGCCAAATCCAAACAATTCAAAAGTTTTGAGAAGAAGGATAGAGGTGATCAAGACTATTACATGAGGAATAAGAACCCTAAGTCGGCTGTGAAGTCTATGTTATCTGCCGTTCAGAATGAGAAGAAAGCTAAGGCTCTGAAGGCAGTAAGTAATGCTGGTAAGAGAATGGAGGGTTATGCACCTGGTGATGTAGATCAAAAGGTTGGTGCAGTTACTTCTATTCCTAAGGAAGAACAGGATTCTGCTAGAGAAAGACTTCTAGCTAAGGCTAAGAAGAAGAGAGAGGCCATGAAAGAAGGCCATTGTGACACTGAGGGTGTGAAGTGTTCACCAACAGAAAAGAAAAAGGACTCAAAATCTATGAAAAAGATTGAAGAAATTCATGTTCAGGCACATTCACCACATGAAGTTCCTTCTGATGGACCTGGAACTTTGAAGAAACTTGTCAAGAAAGCAACTAAGAGAATTGATGCTGATGTGGATGGTGATGTTGACACCAAGGATCCAAAGTTTACAGACACTGGAGAGTTTATTCCTGACACAGAAGGAAGAAAAAAGAAAATAAGGTTTAAGTTTGAAAGTGCAGCACCTTTTCATAGTTGGAGAGATGAAATTAGAGAGGTTGTTGATGTCCCATCATCAGAACCTCAGACTGATGACAAGATGGATAAGGAAGTGAAAGAGAAAAAGGTTAAGAATAAAGTTATAATCAATCCTCCCCAAGCTGTCACTGAGGCGTTTGCTGAACTTGGCGGAACCATTATTGAAATGGCAGAGGTTGATGAAGCATATTATGGTGGTGAAGAGCAAAGAAAGAAGGATGAGAAAAAGGCAGCATATGAAAAACAGTTGAAGAGGATGTTGCCTAAACGTGCCTTTGATCAAATGGGTAGAGAGATCGATCCTCGTAGTGGTAAACTGAAAGAAGAGAACATTGAAGAAGTTCTCAACATGAAGAAAGCTGACATGGGTGATGTTGTTAAAGACTTCTACAAATCTGATGCTCCTCAGTTCAAAGGTAAGTCAAAGGAGAAACGTCGTCAGATGGCTATTGCTGCCAAGTTAGAAGCAGAACGTGGACCACAGAATGAGAAGTTTGTTCCTCCTTATGAACCTCTGAAGACGACTGAGAGGGAGAATGAGAAGAAGAAAAAGAGAGAAATGTTACAGAAGACTGCCGACCATGATGACCAAATGTCTGGTAGAATGGCTTCAGAAGAGACCATTAATGAATTGAACCGTTACGAAAAGGAAACTGGAACATCTTCTGGTTCCATGAATATGCCTAAAGGTCGTCCCACTCAAAAGGGTGGGGAATCAAGTCCAGTAATGAGGGCTGTTAGGCAGATGATGAGATCTCAATCTGGCAAACCGATGGGACAAAGAAAACCATCTGAAAGACCACAACCTAAGACAATGACACCTGCACAAAAGGTTGCAAATAGGAGAGCAGCAAAGCAGAGATCCATTGATAACATGTCCTCAAGATATGACTGATAGATAACTAAATACATTAGTTATTACTGGTGTATTATGCTTTCATTTTTACTCCCACTTGCATCTAAAATCATTAGTGACGCAGTTGCAAAGATCCCAGACAATGAAGAACTGGGTGAAAAGTTGATTGAAATTTGTTTGGTAATTCTAAGTAAAGCAGTGAAGCTTACTAAGACTGAAATGGATGATCAACTTCTTGAGGTTGTCTCTAAGGCAATCAAATCAAGAGAGGACTCCTGACTTATAAATAATTTCACGACAAAAATTATTAGGTAAAGACATGGCACTTTGGGGAAACAAAGATAATGTTACCTCCACTGGTACAGTATCATTAGACTACTCCACTGGAGTAGTTACTGGAGCTGGAACTTCATTCTCTTCGGATCTTTCGGAGGGTCAGGTTATTCGTTTTGGCGACAGATCAGGTACTTATTTCGGTGATGCGGTAATTATTGGAATCACGAGCGAAGGAAGTCTCACTATTGGAAGCACAGCTGGTCTCTCTGGTGCATCAATT